TACTGGCCAGACGATGCCGAATTTTTCTACACCAAACACGGAAAAACCCAGCAGCCTTGCAAAGCCTGCTATGCACAACTGCCATCCAGACAAGCCCGAAGGGCGGGAGCGAGAGCATGAATAAATGGGAAGAAATCAAAGGCGCCCTGAGTAATTTGGGCGGTCGGATAGAACTGCTGGCTGACGGCTACGAGCTGAGCATCCGAAAGGCCCACGACGGCAAAAAGATCTTCGTGTTGGTCTGGGTGAATGATCAGATTAAGGGTGAATGGACAACGGCTAAAGACGGTAGTCCGGTGCATTCAGAGGGGCGGTTCTGGCGACCAATGAAGCGCGCCGGGTACAAGAAAAAGGACTATGCGGCGATCAAGCGTGCGTTCGGAAAGAAAGAGGCCGACCTAATGACGACGCCCAGGGTAATTGGTTTCGTGCCGGACTTTGGGACGGAGGGCGCCGTTGTCGCGCACTTGAAAAAGCACTTCCCGGATCTTGAAATCAAGCGACCAGAAAACGCTGATCCGTTGCGTAACGACCCGGCAATATCTGTATTGCCAAGGGAGGAAGCATGAAGCCCAACAGCCGCCGAGGCGTAACCGCCCAAATCCACATAGCCCGCAAAGAACTGGGGCTGGATGACGACACTTACCGCCAGATGATCGCCACGGTAACCGGCGGCAAGCGGTCCTGCGCGGATTGCTCCGTTGCCGAACTGTACCTGGTGGTGCAGCGCCTGAAAGATCACGGCTTCAAGGCTCGCAAGCCCGTGGCTCAGCACCCGGGAAAACCCCATAACCTGAACAACGAGCCCATGCTGCAGAAGATTGAAGCCTTGCTGGCAGAACTGAAGGCTCCCTGGAGCTACGCCGACGCCATCGCCAAGCGCCAGTACAAGATTGAGCGCTGCGCCTGGCTGAAAACCGTAGAGCAATACACCGGCTTGATTGCCGCATTGGATGTGGAGCTGGAAAAGCGCCGGCTTTTGAGAGCGTTAGAGCGCTGCCTGGAGCGCCAGTCTCTAACGCTGGAAGACGTGGACAAGTGCTTTACGAGCCTGCCAAAAAACTGGCGCAGAAACCGTAAGGCCTTAGGCAGTCTGTGCGGGCACTACATGAACGCCGAAGAATGGCTGGAAGCACACCGCCAAGGGGCTGAAGCATGAAACTAGGCCGCTGCCCCGTGTGCCATAGCCACATCCAGCTGGAAGCCCTGGTGCAAGACGACGCCGGCAGCGAGCTGCTGGGCGTACTTGCCGGCCTTGGCCGGCCACTGGCCCGGCCGCTGGTTCAATACCTGGGTCTGTTCCGCCCTGAGAAAAGCGACCTCAGCAACGCCCGTGCCCTGAAACTGGCACAGGAAACCCTGGCTATAGCAGACCGGGACAGCCTGATAGCCGGCCTGCATGACGCCGTGCGCAGCCTTCACGAGAAGCGCCAACGCGGTGAATACCAGCCTCTGAAAAATCACAACTACCTGAAAAAGGTGTTGGCAAGCGTAGCCCCAGATGCCCGCAACCCGGCACCGGAAGCGGCAAACAGGAAATCCACTGTCACTCAAAAGAAACAGGGCATGGAAGAAACGCCCGAGCAAGCGCAACGCAAATGGGAAGCGCACATGAAGAAGCTCGGCGTGGACACCAGCATATACAAGGTCAATAAGGGGTAATCCATGAGCGTTGAAGCCGAATTGCTACCCGCATCCATGGCCGATCTGGTCGATATCATCGGCCTGCCTGCAGTGCTCAGCCTGATGAAAACCTTCGGGGGCACAGAAGTATGGGTTCCGCAGAAGCTAAGCCATGCGCACGATCTGGTGCGTGCTATCGGCCCGGAAGCTGCACAAACCCTGTGTGAATACATGGCGGGCGAGCGCTGCAAGGTGCCCCGGGGTGCCGATATAACCCGCGAAATCCGCAACCGAGCCATCCGACGTGAGCGCCGCGAAGGCGCAAAGCTGGCTGAGCTGGCATTGCGTTATGAAGTGACAGACCGGCAGGTGCTTAACATACTCAACAGCGAGCCGGCGGATGACTGCCAGCAGGACATGTTTGTATGAACCTGGCCCGCCTTACCGACAGCCAGCGCGCGGAGATCGAGCGGGATAAGCAGCGGTGGTTCAAGGCTTGGCGGTTGATACGTACTCAGAATCCTAGATGGATTCGTGACTGGTTGAAGCATCTGAATGATGACTCCGACCGGGACGACTGGCGGCGCCGGCTAAACACGATCAACCGGTGCCAGCCATCTCGCAAACGTTGATGGCTATAACCGCTCCCTCTCAAGTTTTTCCAGCATTTCCAGGTATTGTTTGACCGTAGTGCGCTGCTCCTCCAAAAACTCGCGGGCAGTTTGCGGCCCTAAATCTAATAATCCAGCACTCGCTGAGATCTTAAAACTATCCTCCAGCCGCGCGATAACCTCCGATGTCATAGAGCGGTGATTCTCCTTTGCAGCAGCCTTTAGCTTGTCTTTCAGCGACTTGGGAATTTTAAGGTTAGCCTGAACTTCAGTATCTTTATCCATAAAGCAAAAATAAAGCATTGTGCTGTTGTGTGCAGTAAAGCTTTTTGCTTCAATGGTAGATGAAGCAAAAAGCTTTATTAACTGTAGACAAGAGGCCGATGTGAAAAATAAACAACCACAGCTAAACCTACGGCTCGACCCAGAGGTGAAAGCCTGGCTAGACGAGAAGGCCAAAAAAACGCGGCTCAGCCGCACCTGGCTTGTAAACACACTGATACGAGAGGAGATGGAGCGTGATCGTAAGAAGTCCGCTCAATAACGACAAAGCCCCCTGCACTGGAGCGCCGAAGGCCTTAGAGAGGCACTCCAACCACGCTAACCAGCATGAAAGCGCCGCTCCCGGCTTTTACCGGGCTCTGCACCTCTCCGAGCTGGCTCAAAAAATCGGCAGCGTAGCCGAGAGCCGCGCCCACTACGTGCACCGCCTGGCGGCCATGATCTATGAAGAACATGAAAGGCCCGCAGAAGACGTAACTGTGGGCGAGCTGCTGGCCGCTATCGACACGCTCGACATGCAATTCAACCGTGTTTACGGAAACGCCTCAGGGCTTTAAATGCAAAAAATCGGGTAATTGGCGAAAAAAAGCAATTACCCGCCCTTGCAGATTTTCAGAACGCCGTAAGCTGGTAGCGATTCAAAGCTAAGAGGAGATAAATATGTCAACATTTGAGAGCGCCCGGGATGGCTGGGATGAACTGGAGCGCTTGCAGTCATGCCGCAAGGCCATCAGCGATTTGCTGATACCCGAAGGCAACCTGCACGTGGTAAACCGCGATGCACTCAGCCAGCTTTTAAGCTACCTGGATGAGCAGGAAGGGCGCGTGATGGAGGCGTTGCGCCCGCTTCTTGCTCTCGCAGGCTGAGGCCAGAAGTCGATAAGGGGCTGATTTTCAGCCCCTTATATGCTCAACTTGTATGCATTACATATAAAAACGCGAGGAATAATTATGGAGATTTACTTAGTAGTCGGATTACTTTGCGCAGTTTTCTCCTTTGCTATTGCGACATCCAAAGGGCGGTCAGAAATCATGTGGCCCTTGCTGGGCTTAGCTCTCGGGCCTCTCGCTGTCGTTGCGCTGCTGATACTGCCAAAAAGCGAGGAGCAGGCGACGGCAGAGGCCATTGGAAGCGGCGAACTAACGCTATGCCCGTATTGCCGGGAGACAATCAAGGCAGGGGCAATAAAGTGCAAGCACTGCCAGTCTGATTTTCCGGAGCAAACACAAGCTCTTGCTGAAAGCCCAGGAGCTAACAACTAAGGGGCGGTTCCGCCCCTTTTCTCTACCTCTTGCCAAGCCCTCCCGCCTGTCGTATGGTTTATCCGCCTATCAAATAGCCACTACCCGAACCCTTACAGGTTCCGGCCTCCCGGCTCGCTCCCTACTCTGGGAGCATGAAAAACACCACTCCAAATCATCTTATTCTGCGCCGTGGGTACACCCCTCGCGGCGCCTTTGGCGAACTTATCACGCCATTGCGCAGCTTTGTCACGCTGGAATTGCCATGGCGGGGCAATCAGCGCTCTGTGAGCTGCATCCCTGAAGGCGTCTACTCCATGGCCTTGCGCCGCTCTGGTGTTGTTGAGCGCACTACCGGCGGCAAATACCGACACGGCTGGGAGGTTCAGGGCGTACCGGGCCGCGATTACATCATGCTTCACCCCGCCAATACCGTAGATGACCTGGAAGGCTGTATAGCCCCCGGCCTCTCCACTGGTGTGCTACCAGATCGCGAGAGAAGTCCTCAGTGGGCCATTCTCAATAGCTTTGCCGCATTCAAGATGGTGATGGACGAACTGGCAGAGCGCGACCAGTGGTACCTGGACGTGCGCGGCTTTTTTCCGGAGTGGCCCTGACATGGATTGGAGCTGGGACAGCGTAAAACGCATCGTTTCCTCATCGGCCCCCTTGCTGGGCACGGCCTTGGGTGGCCCTGCCGGCGGAGCCATAGGTGGTGCCATTGCCAGCTTGCTTGGCGTAGAAAACACCCCAGCCGCCATTGAGGCCGAGCTGCGCAAGAACCCCGAAGCCCTACTGAAGCTCAAAGCACTGGAAGCCGATCTGGAGCGTGCACGCATCGAAACCCGAGGCCAGGTGGTGCAGGCGGAAGCCCAGGGCGAAAGCTGGCTGCAGCGCAACTGGCGGCCCCTGACCATGATCTGGTTTGGCGTGCTGATTGGTGGTCACTGGTTTGGCTTTACCCCGCAAAACCTGAGCCAGCCAGAAATACTCAAGCTATTCGACCTAATGGAGCTGGGCCTGGGCGGCTACGTGATTGGTCGCTCCGTTGAGAAGGTGGTTAAAACCGCCACAGGCAGCGGCCTGGTGGACAAATTCATGAGCAGGAGTAAGCCGTAGCCATGAACGAAAAACAGTTTGAACAGGCGCAAGCCCTAACGGAGCAGATCACTAAAGCCGGTATTGAGCAGGCCCTGCACAGCCATCATGAGCAGCCTTTTATTTGCCCGGTTACTGGCTGCCGCCTATGCCTGGGATGCGATGAAGTGATCAGCGCGGCCCGGCTGCAAGCAAACGCCAATGCCGTGCGCTGCGTGGAGTGCCAAACCTACCACGACCGCCGGGGGCGCTGATGGACCTGTTAGATCTGGATTATCGAGCGCTCCAGTTTTGGATGAACGCTCTGCAGTTTGCAGGGCTGCTCGCGCTGGGCGTGTATACCCATTTCGCCAACAAATCCAAGGTTAACACCAGCGCCATCAATATCGTGCGCGGCGACATGGAGGTCAAACATGAAAACTTGGAGGATCGGGTAAACCGGACCGAACGTCGACAGGACGTCTTCGAAAGCAAACTTGATGGCGCCCCCACACACCAGGATCTATCCAAGGTTTACGACAAGCTCAACGAAGTGGCGGAGGGCCTGTCCGGATCAAGGGGGCAGATGAACGCCTTATCACACCAGCTGTCGCTGGTTAATCAGTATCTGCTCAGCAACAGGGGAAGCCAGTAATGAGCTATCAGGACTTTCAAACCGAGGGGCGACGCCTGGGAATTCTGCGGATTCTTGCCCGGCGCCCCATGTTCACCGCCAATGAATACAGCCTGAACGATGAGCTGGGCGGCAACTACGGCCATCACGTCAGCAAGGACTTGCTGCACAGTGATTTGGCCTGGCTGGAAGAGCAAGGTCTGGTTATCTGCCAACAGCCCCGTGCCGGCTGGATTATTACTCTTACCGGTCGTGGCGACGATGCAGCCGAAGGCCGCGCCCGAGTTCCAGGTGTGGCTGCACCGCGCCCGGGAGTGTGAGCCATGCCACCGCGTTCAAAGATTTACGACCTGCCCCAGGAGCTGCGCGACGAGCTTAATGAACGGCTTGTGAGCAACGGCTTTCAGGACTACCAGGGCCTGACAACATGGCTGGAAGAGAATGGCTTCAAGCTGTCTCGCTCCGCTGTGCACCGCTACGGCAGCGCCCTGCAGGAAGAGTTCGATGAAGCCATGGGCGCGGTTCGCAAAAGTACCGAAATGGCCAAGGCCTGGGCAGAGTCTGATGAAGACACTCAGGGCGCACTGGCTGGCGCCACATCCCAGATGGTACAGCACCAGCTGATGCAGATAACCCTGGCCCTGGGTCGCGCTGAGCATGAGCCAGAGAAAGCCGCCAAGCACATGGCCACCGTGAGCCATGCCCTGGCGGATCTGGGCCGCATGACTATCAACCAGAAGAAATGGGCTCAGGAAGTGCGCAAGGAAGTTATGCGCGAAGCCGCCAACAAAGCGGCGGAAGTGGCCAAGCGCGGCGGGCTATCTGCTGAGGTGGTCAACGATCTGCGCCGTGAACTATTGGGGATTGCGTAGTGCCAAACAACCCGCTTGCTGCCGCTATTGCGCCAACCGATAAAGCCAGTGCACCGCCACCGGTGCTGTTGCCCTATCAGCAGGCATGGGTTGCGGATGATAGCCAGCTGAAGGTAAGCGAGAAAAGCCGCCGAACCGGTCTCACCTGGGCGGAAGCCTCCGATAACGTGCTGATTGCTGCAGCTGCCAAAGCCGCCGGCGGCATGAACGTGTATTACATCGGCTACAACCAGGACATGGCCATTGAATACGTGGAAGCCTGCGCCCAGTGGGCGCGGGTGTTCAACCACGGTGCCAGCGCGGTTGAGGAAGGCCTGTGGGAAGACGACAGCGATGATAAGCACATCAAAACCTTCACCATCAAGTTTCCGGAAAGTGGCCACCGAATTGTGGCGCTATCCAGCCGGCCCGCAAACCTTCGGGGTAAGCAGGGTGTGGTGGTGATCGATGAGGCAGCGTTCCACGATCAGCTTGGCGAACTGCTGAAAGCAGCTCTGGCCCTGCTTATCTGGGGCGGCAAGGTGCGGGTAATCAGCACCCACAACGGCGACCAAAACCCGTTTAACCAGCTGATCAACGACCTGCGAGCTGGCCGGCGCAAAGGTTCGGTGCAGCGCATCACCTTCAAAGAAGCCGTGGCGCAAGGCCTTTATCAGCGCGTGTGTTTACGCCTGGGCAGAGAATGGACGAAGGCCGGGGAAGATGCCTGGATAAAAGAGGTTTACGACTTCTACGGCGATGCAGCCGGCGAAGAGCTGGATGCAGTCCCGGCGGAAGGCTCCGGCAACTGGCTGCCCAGGGCGCTTATTGAGGCCCGCACCAAACAAGGCATTCCGGTCATCCGCCTGAAGAAAGACGACGATTTCAAGCAATGGCCATCGGCCATGCGAGAGGCAGAAATTCGCGACTGGTGCGAACAACACCTGAAGCCGCTGCTGATGGATTTGCCGGAAAAGCTCTGGCTGGCTTTTGGTGAAGACTTTGCCCGCAAAGCAGATTTAACGGTGATTTTCCCGCTGGTGATCGGGCAAGACCTGGTGCGCCGCGCGCCCTTTGTGGTCGAGCTGGCTAACGTGCCCTTTGAGCAACAGCGCCAGATCCTGCACTACATCCTGGACAGAGTGCCAAAACTGCAGGGTGGTGCCATGGATGCCACTGGTAACGGTGCCTACCTGGCGGAAGTGACCGCCCAGGCATACGGCGGGCACCGGGTTCAGGAGATCATGCTTTCCGAGACCTGGTACCGGGAGAACATGCCACGGCTAAAGGCCGCTTTTGAAGATGGAATGCTGGAGATCCCAGCGGATTCTTTCATTGTCGACGATTTGCGCGCAGTGCAGGTCATCAATGGCGTGGCCAAGGTGCCAAATAACACTCGCAAAGATGGCCGACACGGCGATGCGGCGATTGCTTTGGCACTGGCTTACTACGCCAGCCTCATCGATGCCGCACCCATTGAATACACGCCGGCACCCAGCCTCAAAAGCCGCTGGGATGCCGCACCAGACACCTGGGCAGACGATAACGATTTGCCCATACAGGAGACAGGCGCATGGTAGATATCCTTGATCACCGTGGGCTGCCAATGCCCAAAAAAGCCAAGCCAGGCCCGGCCACAGAACCACAAACTGCCAGTGTGGGCTACCTGTACCGCGAGTTTGCCGACCACCCCAGCCGTGGCCTGACCCCGGCCAAGCTCTCTCGCATCCTGGAAGATGCCGAGCAGGGTCGTCTGGAAGATCAGGCGCGGCTTGGCGAGGACATGGAAGAGAAAGACGCCCACCTGTTCGCGGAGCTGTCAAAGCGCCGCAGGGCTTTGCTGGGCCTGAACTGGAACTTACGCCCGCCTGAAGATGCCACTACCCAGGAGAAAGAATGGACAGGCCGCGTAGAGCGGCTGATTCGTGCCATGGACTGGGAAGAGGTGGTGTATGACGCCTCAGCCGCCATCCTCCACGGGTACGCCTGCCTGGAGTACGACTGGGAGCGCAGCGAAGGCCAGTGGAACCTGAAATCTGCTGATTACCGGCAGCCAGACTGGTTTATGACGCCAGCGCACAACCGGGATCAGTTGGCCCTGAGAACGCTGGACGGCCAGGGCGAGCAGCTGCGCAAGTGGGGCTGGCTGGTGCACGTGCACAAGGCAAAATCCGGTTACGTTGCCCGGGGCGGGCTCTCGCGGATCCTCGCTTGGCCCTACCTGTTCCGGAACTATTCCGCGCGTGATCTGGCGGAGTTCCTGGAGATTCACGGCCTGCCGCTACGACTGGGAAAATACCCAGCCGGCGCCAGCGAGAAGGAAAAAGCCACGCTGATGCGGGCGGTGGTCAACATTGGCCATGCCGCTGCAGGGATTATTCCCCAGGGCATGGAGCTGGAATTTCAGGAAGCCGCCAAGGGCAGCTCTGATCCGTTCATGGCCATGATGAAGTGGGCCGAATCCAGCATGAGCAAGGCCATACTGGGCGGCACACTCACCAGCGACACCAGCGAAAGCGGCGGTGGTGCCTATGCGTTGGGCGAGGTGCACAACGATGTGCGCCACGACATCCTGGTAAGCGACGCGCGCCAGATTGCCCGCTCTCTCACTCGGGATCTGGTGGAGCCGCTAACGCGCCTTAACACGCCCATGCGACGGTTGCCGTCGTTTGTGTTTGAAACCGAGCAGCCGGAAGACTTCACCCAGTACGCCGATGCACTGGAAAAGCTGGTGAAGATGATGAAGATCCCGGAAGCCTGGGCGCATGAGAAGCTGGGCATTCCCCAGGCAGAGCCCGGCGAGGCGGTATTGCTAGCGCCTCAGAAACCTGATTTGCCAGCGATAATGCGCCAGCAAACGCGCACGGCAGCCTTACGTGCCAAGCCGAACAATGACGGCATGGATGACTTCCCGGACCTGCAGGCGGTTGAGGACGCGCTGGATTTGATTGAAGCTGGCAAACTGAACGACGACATGATGCCAGTGCTTGAACCTATCATGAAAGCCGCCGAGCAAGGCCCTGACGTGCTCATGGGCATGCTTGCAGAGCTTTACCCTGAAATGGATACTTCTGCCCTGGAAGACCGCCTGAGGCGCGTCCTGTTTGCTGTGGAGCTATGGGGAACCATTGATGCCGAAGAAGAATAAGGCGCACCTGCGCGCAGCCATGAAGCTGGCGCCAAAGGATGCCGTGGCGTACTTCCGGTCTAAGGGCTACGCCATTACAGATCAGTGGCAGGAAATGGACGGTACTGCCCACTCCAGGGCGTTCACCGTGGCCAAGGCCATGCGCATGGATATTCTGGAGGATGTCCGCGCGGCCTTGGATGACGCCCTGGCTGAAGGCATTACGGAGCGCGAATTCATCAACCGGCTGGCTCCCAGGCTCAAAGAAAAGGGCTGGTGGGGGAAGGAAACCTGGAAGGATGGCCAAGGCAACGATCGGGAGGTTCAGCTGGGCAGCGTTCATCGCCTGAAAACCATCTACCGGGCTAACGTGTCCTCCGCCTATATGGCAGGCCGGTACCGCCGGCAGCTGGCTGCCGTGAATGAGCGTCCGTACTGGATGTATGTGGCGGTGATGGATTCCCGCACGCGCCCCAGCCACTCCGCCTTGAACGGCAAGGTTTTTCGCTGGGACGACCCCATTTGGCAGTACATATACCCGCCGAACGGTTGGGGCTGTCGCTGCATGGTTAGAAATCTCACGGGGCAGCAGGTCAGAACGATGGGCCTAACGGTTGAGAGTGGCGCCAGTTACATTCAGATGGCACAGCGTGAGGCAGGTGTAAACAGGCAAACCGGCGAAGTGATCACCGTAGAGCACCCGGTGATCAACCTGCCCGATGGCCGCACCATGAGCCCCGATATCGGCTGGGGGCACAACCCAGGCGCAACGGCTTTCGGCACAGACGCCGGCATTGCCCAAAAGCTGGGAGCCATTGCCAGCGCGGATGTTCGCCAACAAGTGATTGAAGATCTGAACAGCAGCGATCTACGCCGCGAGCAGTTTGCTCAATGGGTAGACCGACTGGCCGAAGGCGCACTTCCCCCGCGTGGTCGGGCATCTGCAAGCCTGCTGGCAGATGATTTGGCAGGGGCTGTTGAATCCAGGCTGGGAGTAGCACCCGGCAGGCTTCAGGATGTGGATGCATCCGCCATTGTGGGCCGGGTTGATCGCCCTGGAGCTATTCAGGCCCTTGAGATTTGGAGGCAGATTCCAACGCTGTTGAACCGGCCCAAGGCCGTTATGTGGGATATTGATCAAAGCGCCCTGGTATACGTTGTCGGGCCTGCCGGCAGCGGCAGAGTGAATGCCGTGCTGGCCCCGTATAACGCTGTAAGCGGCAATTCGGCAGCGCTCTCTTCCTCTTTGGAAGGCCGAGTGTTAAGCATGGCCGACCTGCTTAATTCAGCCCGGTACGAGTTGATCAAGGGCAGCCTGGAGGGATTACTCTGATGGCCGGCGTTATCGAGATTGAGTTCAATGACCAGGAAGTGCAGAACGCTCTGAATGAGCTGATACGCCGGGCGCAGGATCAAACCGAGCTGATGCGCCAGGTGTCGGTTGTGTTTGAAGAGGCTACCGCCGGCGCCTTTGCCAGCGAGTCAGACCCGTCCACAGGCACAGCCTGGGATCCGCTTTCAGCCGTTACCCTGGCGCTGAGGCCAGAACGTATGGGGGCCCCAATACTCAACGCAACCGGCTCGGCTGGCCTGGTGGGCTCCATATCCACCGATCACGGCAAAGACTTCGCCGAGATAGGCACCAACCGTGTCTATGCACCCACTCATCAGTTTGGTGCGCGCCAAGGCGAGTTTGGCACTTCCAGCCGTGGTGGCCCTATCCCCTGGGGAAATATTCCGGCACGGCCTTTTCTGGGCATTAGCCCCTCCCATGAAAAAGATATACTGGTCCTCGCCAGCCGGTACCTGGCAGACGGTTTTGAGTAACCGCCTCAGATCGCCTACAGTCGCCAGAAGAACCCAAACGCACCCAACCGCACCAGATAAACCCGGTGTGGTGAGTGCTGGCGATTCTAACGCGGGTCTAACGCTATAGACGAAGGCCTGTAGAACATGAAAAGCTATTCCCTCGCGCTCACCTCCCTGAAAACCGCTTTTATCGCCCCCTGATCAATACCCGAATCCGTTCGCGTTCCAGCTGTACGCGCCAGTGCCCAAACTGGCCCCATGAAAACATCACTTCGCACACACATTGCAGCTTGCTCCACTCGGCTTCGAAAGCCCGGAACCGAGATCCAGCTATTCCCGGCTGGCGTGTTCCGCGCCCGGGATGGTCGCCCTGCCGGAATTCCCGGCTGGCGCATGGATGCAGATGCAGCTCGCAAACTGGTTGCTCTGGCAACCCAGCGGCAAACCCCCTTCGTGATCGATTACGAGCACCAAACCCTTTATGCAGAAACCTCCGGCAACCCGGCGCCTGCCGCTGCCTGGTTTGAGCGCATGGAGTGGCGTGAAGGTGATGGGCTATACGCCGTGGATGTTGAGTGGACCGCCAAAGCAGCTGCAATGATAGAAGGCGATGAGTACCGCTTTCTCTCCCCCGTTTTCAAGTTCGACAAAACCGGTGCGGTAACGGAACTGCTGATGGCAGCTGTTACCAACAACCCGGCCATTGATGGTATCGCCGATGTGGCGGCTGCCCGTTACCTGAACCAACCGCAAGTAGAGGAAACCACCGTGGATAAAGAGCTGTTAAAGCTGCTCGGGCTGGCAGAAGACGCCACCGCTGAGCAGGTGCGTGCTGCCGTACAGGCGCTGATTGACGCATCCAAGAAATCCGAGACCGATATGGCCGCACTGCGCGGGCAGATCGACAAGCCCGACCCGGAGAAGTTTGTGCCGGTTTCTGCCTTGACTGATCTGCAAACGCGCATGGCAGCACTTTCTACCCAAGTCGTAACTGGCGAAGTTGACCAGCTGGTTAACAAGGGCCTGGAAGACGGTCGCCTGATGAAGGGCATGGAAGCCTGGGCTCGTGAGCTTGGAAAAAAGGATGTTGCCGCTTTGCGCGGCTACCTGGACAACGCTCAGCCGATCGCTGCGCTTACCAGCCAGCAAACCAATGGCAAAACCCCGCCCGAAGGTGATAACCAGCTCACCGACGAAGAGCTGGCTGTTTGCCGTGCCATGAATTACACGCCTGAAGAGTACCTGAAGGCCAAAGGCGTGAAGGCTAAGGAGAAAACCGCATGATTCTCACACCAGCCCTTTTGACAGCGCTGTTCACCAGCTACAGGAAAGAATACGAAGCCGGCCTTGCCATGGTAGAGCCCGCCTGGAACAAGGTGGCTTCCAAGGTTCCCAGCTCGTCTTCTTCTAACACTTACGGCTGGTTGGGTCAGTTCCCGCAGTTCCGTGAGTGGGTGGGCGACCGGGTAATCAAGGATATGGCAGCCCACGGCTACCAGATCACCAACAAGCTATTTGAATCCACCGTAGGCGTAGCCCGCACGGATATCGAAGACGACAACATCGGCGCTTACGCCATGCTGTTCCAGGAAATGGGCCGCGCCGCCAACATCCACCCGGATGAGCTGGTGTTTGCACTGCTCGCGCTGGGTGGCAGCACTTTGTGCTACGACGGCCAGAACTTCTTCGACAACGAGCACCCAGTGTTCCCTAGCGTAGACGGCACCGGTGCATCCGTGCCTGTGGCTAACCAGGACATCCCTGCCGTTGACCCCGGCACTGCCTGGTACCTTCTCGACGTAAGCCGAGCCATCAAGCCGATCATCTTCCAGGAGCGCGTTAAGCCTGACCTGCAACAGATGACCAAGAGCGACGATGAGCACGTGTTCACCGCCGACGAATACCGCTATGGCGTACGCGCTCGCTCCAACGTTGGCTTTGGTTTCTGGCAAATGGCGTACAAGAGCCAGCAGCCGCTGACCAAGGAAAGCTACGCAGCTGCTCGCACTGCCATGATGAGCTTCAAGGCAGATGGTGGGCGTCCGCTTGCGATTCGCCCGACGCTTCTAGTGGTACCGCCCTCCCTGGAAGGTGCTGGCTTTGAAGTACTCAAGGCTGAACGCGACGCGGCTGGCGCAACAAACGTTTACCAGAACACGGCGGAGCTGCTGGTTTCGCCCTGGCTGACCTAAGGGAGCGATTGAGTAATGGCTATCAAAAAAACCACGGCCAAGGCTGCTGCAGAGCAGCCTGAGGCCAACAAACCTGCAGATAAGCCCGAAGAGTCTGTGAAAGCGCCTGAAGTTCAGGCGCCTGAGGCGACGGCGAATGAAGCTGCAGAACCGAGCACGGAGCGGGGGCCTGCCACGGAAGGCAACCTGCCGAATGACGACGACCAGGGCGCGCCAGAAGGTGGTGTTGTTCTGGAAGTGGTCACCCGCCTGGAGCGCCGCATTCGTGCAGGCGTGGTTGTTACCCAGATCCCGCAAACAGTCACTGTCAGCGAAGAAGCTGCAAAGCTGATTGAAGCGGATCCCCATATCTCGGCCAGCCGAAAATGAGCTACGCCAGCCAGGTAGACATGATCGAGCGGTTCGGAGAGTGGGAATTGATCCAGCTCACCGACCGCAACAACACCGGCGCGATTGATGCGGCGGTGCTGGATCGTGCCCTGGCTGACGGTGCTGCCGAGATTGATGGGTATTTGGCCTCACGGTACCAGCTACCGCTCACCACCACCCCTACCGTTCTGGTTCGGGTGTGTGCGGATATCGCCCGGTACCACTTGCACGATGACAACATCCCGGAGCCGGTGGAGATTCGCTACAAATCCGCCGTTGATCTGCTTCGGCAGGTTTCCCTGGGCAGAGTTTCCCTGGGCGTTAGTGATACCGGAGATTCGCCCACCTCTAACGATGGTGCAGAGATCACCTCAGGTGGGCGCATCTGGGATCGGGCAGACAGCAAGGGGTACATCTGATGCTGAACCTGGCTGATTGGGTTACCCGAATTTCGACTTCCACTACAAAGGCTGTCATGGCGGCTGATGTGGACGCCGCACAGCAGTCCCGAAGGCTGCCGGCGGTAATCGTTGTGCCAGGCAGGGAAACGGTTGTAACCGCACCCTTGAGTGCTGGCGCCGGCTCTCGCCATCGGATTATTGCAGAAGTACTGGTGGTTACGGCTGTGCCCAGGGGTAACCAGCCTCTCGGCGAAAAGATGGTCGACGAGCTGAAAGTTCTACGGGAGCCAACCCTGCAGCAGCTGATCAACTGGCTGCCTGCCGGATCCGATATAGAGGTTGCCTGGCAAGGCGGCCAGCTTATGTCCTTGAAGAGCAACGCCCTGTATTGGGTAGACGCTTTTAAAACCGAGTACTGGTGGAACTTATGAAAAAGATGCCAAAGCTGCCGCAAACCGGCGGCCAATATCTGCGAGACAAAAAGGGCATTCCGGTACCGAGCCGTAAGCCTAAACCGGCTGAGCCCGCCAACGCCGATCAGCCCACCTCACAGAAGGAGCAATAATCATGGCTGGATTCAAAATGCGCCGGCGCTTGGTGTTGGCGGCTATCGAAGCTACCTACGGCACAGATGCCGCGCCAACGCCTGAAGCAAACGCCATTTTAACGCGCTCTGTCGACGTAACCCCGCTGGCCGGTGACGACATTGATCGCAACCTGCTGCGCTCTTATTACGGCAACAGCCAGTCGATCGCAGGGGAAAAGCATGTGGAGCTTACCCTGGAAGTCGAGCTGGCCGGATCTGGCACTGCCGGCACCGCGCCAAGCTGGGCGCCGCTGCTGAGAGCCTGCGGGTTTGCAGAAACCATCACCGCTGCCACCGATGTGGCTTACAACCCCATCACCGGGGGTGAGGAATCCGTGAGCTGCTGGATTCACCGCGATGGAGTACTTCACAAGTTCACAGGTGGCCGTGGCTCTGTGAGCTTCCGCCTGGATGTGAACAACATCCCGATTATGACCTTCCGCTTCCTTGGCCTGCTGGGCACCATCAGCAACACAGCAATGCCCGCAACGGCCGATTACAGCCCTTGGCAAGTGCCCCTTCCGGTTACTAACGCCAACACCTCAGCGCTAACGCTGCAAGGTGCCTCGGTGAGCTTCAGCCAGCTAACCGTTGATGTGTCTGTGGAAACCGTGAAGCACATGGTGGTGGGCAACAGTTCTTCTATCCTGATTGTTGATCGCAAGCCCTCCGGCACTGCTGTGATTGAAGAGCCAACACTGGCAACTCTGGATCTGTACACCAAGGCCAAGGATGCCTCTTTGGGCGCGCTTTCCCTGGTGCACGGTACAACGGCTGGAAACATTGTTGAGCTTGCATGCCCGAAAGTCGGTACCGGAAGCCCAACCGAGCAAGACCTGAACGGCGTGCAGATGCTTTCTGTACCGCTAACCATCAACCCGAATGCCGGCAATGACGAGCTGGTAATCACCGTTAAGTAAGGAACCCTCCCTTATGTTCAAGCTAAACACGCGGCGCACGTTCAAGTACCCGGTGCAGGTCACGGTTTTCGATGGCGAAAACGAAGTATCTGGAAAGTTTACGGCAGAGTTCAAAGTGCTGCCGACTACGGAACTGAGTGCGCCAGAAAACGAAGGCAAGCGCCTGCTAGACCTGGTGCTGGTAAACGTTCATGACGTTGAAGTGCCAGGCGATGATGGCCAGCCGCTGCAAGGCGAGGCCCTTACGGAAGCATTGAAGGCCGATCCGGCCACCAGTAACGCGCTTATAAGCGCCTACCAGGAGAGCATCACAAAAAAGAACCGTCCGCGAACCTGAGGGGCGCCGGCCGCAGATGGGTAGAAGGCCGAAAGGCTGACCCAGGCGGACTGGAATCAGACCTGGCAGCCTTCGGAATAGATGACCCGAGCGCTGCCAGTTTTGTTTCTGAGGAAGAGGAAGGCTACCAGGTGCTGCCCGAAAACTGGGAAGCGGTGCAGATCTTCCTCCGGTGCTCAACCCAGTGGCGATACGCAGGATTCACGGGCGTGGCCACCGGCCTGGATTACCCTTCAATTGAAGCGGTCATGAGGATGAGCGGGATAAAAGACCAGGTGCAGGTGTTTGCGAAGCTGCAACTGATTGAAGAAGAAGCACTGAAAGCCATGCAGGAACAGCGGGACAAGCAATGAGCAACGACCTGGAACTGAAATTACGCCTGACAGCCAAGGATCAAAACGTGGCTGGCACTGTGCGCAATACGAAAAAGGAAGTTCAGGGCTTGGCCGGTACGCTCGGAACGGCTGCTAAGGCCAGTAAGGGCACCGCAGCCGGCATGGCAGGCATCACCACCGCCGGCGG